GAAATTGCCTGCGAAGCAACGCAAAGACAATAGCGAAGACCACCGCGTGGACAATCGCCGCTTGGGCCGAGCCGGCGCTGTTCTTCGGCAAAGTCAACAAGATACCAGGGGAAAGCGCGACGAAGAGAGCGGTCGTGACGATGAGATCGGTCTTCGTGAGCACCAAACCGAGGGCGCGGGCGATGAGGCTGTACGCGAGAAAGAACACGAGGGCGTGGAAGAACACCGCCGCTTGGGAGGTGTTTCCGCTTCTGAACTTGAGGTTTTTCCCCGTCGTGGTGAGAACCACGCCCGGGGAAAGAGCGACAAAAAGCGCCGCGGGGATGCTCACTTTCTGGGAGGTGATGTCGATCATCGTATTGGTATACTATAACTTAGAAGAAATTCTTCAAAGTCTCCCAGCGTCTTCTTCTGTAACAGCGCTGCGTGGTCCTCTCGGTTGAGCAGACGCCAGAGGTATTTCGCGTGTTCCACTTGTTTCACGTCGTCTCGGCGTTCACTCTCCGTGAAACAAAATTCGAGCCAGTCGTGGAAATGCAATTCGTCATAATCGTGCTCCAAGAATGCGTCGCGCAGGGATTCCTGCATGACGTCCCAAAGGAACCATAGTTCGTCTGAATATGCATCGTAATAGGTGTGAATATTCAGAAGAGGGTTGTTTTCTTCCGAGTCGGTGTGATCGTCATCGCTCGAGTGTGCCTCGGTTCCGACCGAGGCCTCGTAGACGTACTGTGACCACACCATTATTTATTCTTGGGGTTTTTCTTTTAAACCAGTCATACTGAGACTGGTGCTTTCCTTGGTCTCGCAGCATTCCAAAATGCACTCGATCGCACCGTTGAGTTGTTCCTCGTCGTTTTTGAAATACGTCCGCAAGCCTTCCGTGACTGTTTTTTTGTTCATCCCCTGCTTCCGCACTGATTTCTTTAGAGCGATCTTTCCTTTTTTTAGATTGATTGTGTCAATCTTTTCCTGTTGCATGTTCGCCTTGACTAATTCCTTCAAACTCTTCTCGGCCGCGACTAACACTTTGATGTCAGCCTTGGCATCGGCGATCTGTTTGCTGAGTTCGACCAATTTCTGAACGTTATGACTCAACTCTTCTGACATTTTCTAACTAATTTAGTGAAACAAATCTTTAATTACGTTTTTAATCCAACGGGCGTCGTGCAAGGTCCGGCACGATCGTGCTGTTGTTCCACACGTACGGTTGCTTCGGGTTCGGCAACTCGAATCGAATTTGCTGGTTGGCGTTGCGGAGGGCGCCACCGACGGTTTCCGGGAATCCGACTTGGGCACGCGGGGAGAGGAAGTTTTGCGCCTTCAAGATATCCTGGGGGGCGAACTCGGAGAAATCTTCCTCAGCGGCGACCTCACGCGGGAGGAGGGCGCTGGCCAAACCGGATCCCGCGCGCATGGAGCACTCACTGCCACCGCGGGCCGGGCTGGGTCCGGCCGACGGGCCACCGCCGACCATGCCGAAGGATTGATCGGAGAGCGGGGTGTAGGATTCGTTGACGGTGAACAGCAAATAAATGATGACAGCAACCGCGACGAGCATCAGCGTCTTTTTGGCCAACTTCATGGGTCTAGTATATAATTACATCAGATATTTTATTTTTTACTCCTGCACATCCGGGGTTGGCTCGACCTCAGATTCGACCGGGGCCTGAATTTCCTCCGCAGCCTCGGTGGGTTCGGGCTCGGGCTCGGCCGCGGCCTCTGGCTCTGGGGCCTCCTCCTCGGCCTCCTCGTCGTCCTCATCCGCGAATGCGGGTTCTTCTGGGTATTCGTTGACGATCGGGTCGGCGTGTAGTTTGGCTTGCACGAGGTTCCAGATCGGGCCGAAACTGCTTCGCGCAAAGTAGAGACCGGCGAACTCGACGATGAGGTTGCACGTCTTCCCCTCGACGATCGATTCGAAATCCGTCTGTTCCAAGTTGCAAGTGAAAACCTTGGTCGGTGGAATGCGTTCGACGCTGAGGCGTCCGGTGGATTCGAAGATGGAGGAATACGCAGCCTTGATTTGTTCTGGTGTCATCTCCGCCCCGAACCACGCCTCGGCATTTTCCGTCGCGGCGGTGATGTTCTCGTCCTCGACTCTGCGAATCTTTTTCTTGTTCGCCACCTGGTCGATGGTGAACTCGGCCACGCTCGCGGACGACCGGGTGCATTTCACCTTATTCAACTGAATGAACACCTTCTTGTCGTCGTCGCCCCTGACGCGGGCGTAGTACAATCCATCTTCATCTTTGGTCGGTGTACTGAATTTCATCCTTGGTGTGTGTATAATACGCGTCTCATTTCTTTAACCCTACGAATGGAATCTCCTTCGCGTTTTCCAGTACCTTGCGTGGGACCCATGAATCTCGTTTTTTGTTGAACCCATACAGCGTCTTCGTCTTCACAGTATTGGCGTTATTTTTCCTGTGTGTGAATTGGTTACCCACGTATGCGGTCGTGTTGTTTCGTACCCACCTACCCGTCTTGACGTCGAAGCGCTGTCTCCCGTGGGTCTTCGTGTACCCGGCCGGGGCCTTCGCACCCTTGGGGAGTTTGATCCCCTTCCCGAAAGCCTTGGCCAGGCGTTTCTGCTCCGGTTTCGTCGTGTATCTGGCGTATTTGGCAGGGTTCACCCTCGCCGCGGCCTCGACGTTGACTGAACGGATTCTGGGAAGGTTGAATTTCATGGGGGGTGGGGGCACCTTGTTCTTCACTCGGCGGTAGATGGCGTCGATGCCGTTCGACTTGAGAACCTTGAATTTCGGGTCCACGAGTCTCGCCAACTTGACCATGCGCGTCTTGTCCTTCTCCACCTTTTGCGGTCGCAGACCCAACTTTTGCATCTCGTAGACGTCGTCCAAGAGGAAGCGCTTGCCCCCGATGTACACGCGCTTGTCGCTCACCAAACGCCCGGTGTCTTTGTCCTTGTAAACGATGCCCTTCTTCTGGTTGTCGACGATCTCGTACCCGAACTCTTTCGGTCGCATGAAGGGAATGTCCAGGAGCCCCCCGAGCGTTCGCTGAATCACTTTTTTGTCCTTGATGCTGAAGCATCGCATCTGCAAGTCGAGGGCGAACAATTCGACGTCTATCAAGACGTCCTCCGGCTGGGGTTTGTTCGCGTTGGAGGCTTTCTTCTTCTTAATCAGGGTGTACCTCCTGGTGACGTACGGCCCTTTCGACGCGAAGGAGATGCCCAGGAAACGTGCCAATTTCGTCTTCTTGGACAGGCGCCTCTTGATTTTTTCATCCAACTGTTGGCACACCCTCCCGAGTTTGTCCCAAAGGATCAACTTGATGCTCTGGAGTTTTCCGAAATATTTCTTATCGTAGGGAATTCTCGGGGCGAATTTGGTGTCAATGTCCGAGGTCACCACGCGCTCGTCTCTGGGAAAGTGCATGTTGAAAGCCTCCCCGCCGGCGATCACCATGTCACCCATGGGCTTGAGGAACTTGGTGAGGTTCCCCACCGTGTTCAGTATGATGTCTCGAACGCTATCGGTCACGACGACGTAGATCATCTTGTCGAGAGACTCTTCGCCGTGCTTCGAGACGAGGCGACGCCTGAACTCCGCGACCTTGTCTTGGTCGTAATATTTCTCAAGCACCGGATCATTGAAGAATAAATTTTTCTTCGTGAACTCCTTGATTGATTTGTCGGAGTAAACTTCCCTGTCCATTATTATATCTCCACATAATAATAATAATGTCGACGCCGACGTGTGATGGGTGTCGATGTTACGCGCGCAGCGAGAGCCTCTACCCGAGGCGCTACCAGTTCTGTGGCAAGATGTACCCAAACGGTGTCGTGTACCCGTGTCCGTCCCGGTGCTGCGACGGCGGTTGCCCCGCGAAAGGGATTCCCACGGACGTGGAGGTCGTCGACGTGCGCAAGGTGTACCGCAAACCCCCACCCTTCCTGAAATTGCTATTGCTTTTCCTCATCGTTTTGAGCACGATATTCATGACTTAAAGACGACCACCACTATCTAAACACAAAAGAAGCAAGAATGTCTGTTGAATCCATTGCCGCCGATATCACCGCTCTCCGCGCCGAAGTGAAGGCCATCGCCAAGTTGCTCCGCAAGGTCAAGGCGAAGCAAGACGACCCGACCGGCGAGATCGCCGCTAAGCGCGCCGAGAACAACGGTTTCAACCGCAAGCAAAAGATTAGCGAAAAGTTGCGAGCCTTCTTGGGCGCTGAGGCCGACGCGATGGTTTCCCGTTCCGAGGTCACCAAGTTCATCAACAAGTACATCACCGAGAAGGGCTTGAAGCACCCGGAGAACGGCCGCGTCTTGGTCTTGGACGACAAGTTGAGAGACCTCCTCCAACCGCCGGCGGACGTCACGGTCACGTACTTGAACCTTCAAAAGTACCTCTCCCCGCACTACATCAAGGCTTAAAATTTTTGAGTTATAATAAATATATATGAATGTCACCAAGCAAGCGATAGAAACACTTGTTGGTACAAAGATAAATAATTTGTCTCTGTACCAAAAAGCATTCACCCACAAGAGTTCACTGAAAGAGCACCCCCACCTCGGCGAGTCCTACGAGCGCCTCGAGTTCATCGGCGACAGCGTTCTCGGCTTTGTCATCACCCGCTTTCTCTATGAATCCTACCCGAACGAACAAGAGGGGTTCCTCACCAAGGCGCGCACAAAGTTGGTGCGCTCGGAGTGCCTGGCCGCGATCTCCGAAAAACTCAATCTCGCACGCTTCGTGTTGATGGATGAGAAAGGACACCGAAACGGGTGGACGACGAATAAAAAAATCCAAGAGGACGTCTTCGAAGCCCTGTGTGGGGCCATCTACGAAGACCTCGGGCTGTTGCATGCCAAGCAATTCATCTTGCGCATCTACACCAATCCATACTTTGTGAACATGCAGAGCCTCCTCGTGGACGACAACTGGAAGGACTGGCTCATGCGCCATTGCCAACAGAAAGCGGTCGCCCTCCCGGACTACAGGGTGGTCTCGCACGAGGACGGGCTCTTCCAAGTCGAGGCGTGGGTGGACGGACGATTCGGTGGGAGGGGGAGGGCGAAGACGAAGAAACAGGCGGAACAAATGGCGGCCAGGGCGTTCTTTTACCCACATTTAAACGATAGCGCCGCTTAATCACTAAGATGCACCCGAACGTTAAGCGACTCATCGAACTCGACGCCAACGGTCCAGCCCAGAAAAGCGAGGAATGGCTCGCCCTCCGCCATGGGATGCTCACCGCCTCGGACGCGGCGACGGCCATCGGTAAAAACAAATACGAGACCGCGCATCAGTTGCTCCTTCGAAAGTGCGGCTTGGTCCCCAAGTTTCAGGGCAACGAGGCGACGCGGCACGGGGAGAAATACGAAGACGAGGCGCGCATCCTCTTCGAAAAGGAATACAACGAGGTGGTCCACGAATTGGGGGTGATGCAACACCCGGTGCACAAATTCCTGGGTGGCTCCCCCGATGGGGTCACAGAGTCGAATTGCCTCGTCGAAATCAAGTGTCCGATGATGCGCGACATCGGTGATGGGTCCGTTCCTGAGCATTATTTGCCACAATTACAGTTATGTATGGAGATCCTTGACCTACCCAAGGCGTTCTTCATCCAATACAAACCGGCAGAGTTCAATTGGCCGCGCCCGATGGAGTTCGTGGTCGTCGAAATCGAGCGCGACAGGGGGTGGTTCGAGGAGTTCTTCCCGGTGATGCGCGCGTTCTGGGACAAGGTGGAATACCACAGGGCACACCCTGGGGAGTTGCAACCACCACCCCCACCGAAATCGAGACCGAGAAAAATCAAGGAGAACCCGATCGAGATTCAATCCGATTCAGACGACGACTATTTCAGTGACTAGTCAAATAATTTCTCTTGTATTATTATATATTATCACACATGGCTAACAACAACACGATTGTCAAGCGCAAACTCCGCAACCTCATCTCCGCCACGGAAAAGTTGGTTCAGACCGTCGGTTCGAAGGCTATGGTTTTCCACGGCACGGCGAAGAAGACCGCGGGTGGTCTCAAGAAGAAGGACCTCTTCAAGGACAAGGATGGCAACATCAAGTCCAAGAAGGCGTCCGCCGCGGCCAAGAAGAACAACAACTTGGGTGCGTTCAAGGCGAAGAAGGGCAGCAAGGGCTTCAAGAACGCCCCGAAGAAGGGCTCCATGGAGTACAGCCAACTCGTCTAAATTAATAATCCCCACCTACTACAAAACACATGAATCAAGACGAGATCGTGAAAAAGTGGAAGGCGAGTGTCAAGGAGGCGAAGGAAGGCCAGAAGCGTGACGTGAACGCGTGGCGACCTATCAAGTACGGGGCGCTGTCGAAGGCGGCGTTGGCGCAATTCACGGCGAAGATGATCAAGACTACAAAGTAAACTGAAATCCCTTTAATCTCTCGGGTTCGAACACTTGCAATTGGTACAATTTCCACGTGACACCGAACTTTTTATTCAAGAAATAGACGGAGGCCGCCTCGGCGATGCCCTTGCCACTGTTTCTTGCATACAATTTATCCTCGAGGGTGTCGGTGAGTCGATTCTTTTGCCCGTCGAAGACGTCGCACTTGACGCGGTCGTCGATGGTGCTGTCCACCTTGACCCTGAACTTTGGGGCGTAATCGCCGCCGTCGCTCTCCTTGATGTTACTGTTGAAGAGAGGGGTGAGTTCCTCCGCGGTCTTCTTCTCACCGAAGATTTCCTCGGAATTCTCGGCCACGGTCTCGACGATCTTCGCCTCCACCTGGCGGAGGGTTTGGTAAAACTTTTGCACGAACGATCCCTCCTCGTCCCACCCGTTGAGGGAGAAATCGATGTTGTACTTGGTGGCCCCGACCTCCGGGGTGAACCCAGAGACGCCGAAGGGCATGTACAGACGGGGCAATTGGACGCGAAAGGGCTTCTCGTCCTTTGTGCACAGGACCATCTTCCGGCCCTTGTATTCACGGACGACGAGTTGGTCGAGGCATTCGGTGAATTTAAGCATCGTCGTGTTTTAATTATTAAACGTATGTAAACTTTAAGTTATCCCGAACACGCCACGCACTCGGGCTCGAGGGTGAATTGAATCGCCTTCGCCTTGGGTTTGGTGCGCAAGTAGTACATCCCGGTCTTGAGCCCTTTTTTCCACGCGTACATGTGCATGGAGGACAGTTTGGCGAACGTGGGCGCCTCCACGAAGAGATTCATCGATTGGGATTGGCAGATGAATCGCCCTCTGTCGGCAGCCATGTCGATGATGCACTTTTGAGAAATCTCCCACACCGTCTTGTACAATTGTTTCAACTCATCCGGAATCTCGATGATGTTTTGAATCGACCCCCCGGCTTTAATCATCAGGTCGCGCATTTCTTTGGACCACATCCCAATCTTTTTCAAATCCTCCACCAAATATTTATTCACGACGACGAACTCACCCGCCAAGACGCGTCGGAGGTAGATGTTGGTCGTGAACGGTTCGAAACACTCGTTGTTGCTCAGGATTTGTGCCGTCGACGCCGTGGGCATCGGTGCCAGGAGGAGGGAGTTGCGCAGACCCTTCTTGACGCGCTCGCGCATGGCGTCCCAGTCCCACAGACCGCTGTGCTTGGTCTCGCCCTCGCTCCACATGTCCATCTGGAGCACACCTTGGGACGCGGGTGAGCCCTGGAAACTCTCGTACGGACCCTCCACCTCGGCCAACTCACACGACGCCTCGAGGGCGGCGTGATACATCGTCTCGAAGATGGCGGCGTTCAGTGCCCTCGAACCCTCGCTGTCGAAAGGGAGGCGCAGGAGGCAAAACACGTCGGCCAAGCCTTGGACGCCGATGCCGATCGGGCGGTGGCGCAGGTTCGAACGCTTCGCCGTCTCGGTGGGATAAAAATTAATGTCGATGACTTTGTTGAGATTCTTCGTCAACACCTTCGTCACCTCGTGGAGGCGTTCGTGGTCGAATCCACCGTCTTTGACGAATTTCGGGAGGGCGATCGAGCCCAGATTACACACCGCGGTTTCCTCGGCGTCGGTCTTCTCGATGATTTCCGTGCACAAGTTGGAAGATTTGATCGTGCCGAGATTTTTCTGGTTCGATTTTGCGTTGCACGAATCCTTGTAGAGCATGTAGGGCGTCCCGGTCTCGCTCTGAGATTTCAGGATGGCCCTCCACACCGTCTGCGCTGGGAGCGTTCGCCTCGCCTTGCCCTCGCTCTCGTATTTCCTGTACAGCGCGTCGAACTCTTCACCGTGGCAATCGGAGAGCCCCGGGCACTCGTCGGGGCACATCAGGGACCAATCCCCACCGCTCTCCACGCGTCGCATGAATTCGTCGGGTATCCAAAGCGCGGTGAAGAGGTCTCTCGTGCGTGCCTCCTCGTCGCCCTGGTTGAGTCTCAACTCCAAAAACTCCATGACATCCGCGTGCCAAGGTTCGAGGTAGATGGCGCACGACCCCTTCCTCTTGCCTCCTTGGTTCACGTATCGCGCGGTGGCGTTGAAAACTCGTAACATGGGGACGATCCCATCGGCCTGGCCGTTGGTGCCCCGAATCCGGGACTTGTTCGCCCGCACGTTGTGTACGTGCACCCCGAGCCCCCCACTCCATTTCGAGATTTGCGCGCACTCCGTGATGGTGCCGTAGATGCCGTCAATCGAATCGTCTTTCGTCGCCACCAAGAAGCACGACGAGAGTTGTGGCCTCGGGGTGCCGCTGTTGAACAGCGTGGGCGTGGCGTGGGTGAAATTGCCCTGGGACATCAACTCGTACGTCTCCAAAACCTTTTCAACGTCCTCCCCGTGAATCCCGACGGCGACTCGCATCCACATGTACTGGGGCGTCTCCACGACGTGTCCGTTGATTTTGAGGAGGTACCCTTTCTCCAAAGTCTTCAGGCCGAAATATCCGAAATCGAAATCCCTCTCGGGCACGATCGAGTCTTTCACCTCTTTGGCGGTCTTGACGACGTCCTCGGTCACGATGCCCTCGGCGTGAAGTTTTTTCATGGCGATGTGGAAATTGTTTGGTGCCTGCTTCCTGATGTTGGAGGCGACGATGCGCGTCGCGAGGGTTTCGTAATCGGGGTCTTCTGTGATCATCCCGATGCATATCTCAGCACTCAGAGTATCGATTTCAGTGGTCTTGATGCCGTCGTACATGGACGAGAAGACTTTCTGGGCGACCACGGTCGGGTCGACCGAGGTTGACAGCCCGTCGCACAGATTCGATATTCTGAGGGTGACTTTGTCAAACTTGACATCCTCAATTTTTCCGGAACGCTTTTGCACTCGCATGGCTGGCTGATACCTAACTAATGCCGTATATTTTTAAGTGCACTTAAAATCACCGGAGCGGACGACGACCGCGCCCACGGCTTCAAACTTTCGCGTCGGATGCAAGAAATACGTGTTGTTGTTAAAGAGGCCCGGGACACCAGGCTTGCTCACTGGGGCGTAGGAGTTGACGAAGCACGCCGGCGACTTGCACGGGACGGTGTCCGGGGACGACGGCTTCTGGGCGAACGTCTCGTCAAAATCTGCGAGGACGACTGGTTGCATGATTGAATTATTATAGACTGGGATTATTTTCACTGCTCATAGTAATGAGTAGCCTCAGCACCCTGAGACAATCTGAGACCCCTTTGAACACGCTCTTCTTCTCAGAATTCAATCGAAATCTCCTCCAGCACGCGATCCGCACCCGTTTCCGTCAGATTTCAGGTGGGATCGAGATCGACCGCCAGTCCGACGACGACCTCTTCGCCCTCATGCGGGTCATTTTCATCAATAACGCCGGCGATCACTACCAACGCGTGAACGAGCAGGTGCGTGAGATGAACACGATCGTCATGAACGCCGCGGTGAAGCAAATCAAGACCGGTGTGATGCAACAGATCGATTACCTCCGGGACACGGAGAGCATGGCCGAACCCTTGGCCCAGCCGATTAACACGTCCACCCACGGGAAAAAGATTCCGTTCAACGAAAAAATTGGTGTATAAACGTTTCGACCCCATGTATGATTAAGATATATGTGTCTGAATCAATACAAAGAACAGACCAAGCGTCTGTGCAAATTGCGAGGATGGGACGGCACGGTGGAACAAACGTGGCTTCTCCTGTCCGAGGAATTCGGTGAATTAGCGAGCGCGATTCGGCAATACAACAGGGTCTTCAAAAAAATCAACCTCAAGAAGGAGAAGGGTCAGGACGTGGCGAGTGAGATGGCGGACGTCCTCTCCTACATATTTCAACTGTCAGCACAACTCGACATCGACCTCGACGACGCTTGGAACGAACAATTGACGAAGATGCACACAAAAAAATATGCACCTAATACAAATGAGCGAGTCCATGCTAGACGACGAAAACCAGATGAATGGGTGGAACCCGTTTGTGAACGAGCGCGATCTACTCCTCCCGGGTGCGGTCCGGCGTAACGGGGATTTCGATGATTTCGACGAGGTCGTCGCGGAAAACACGTGGGGGGTCCCAGACGCCGAGCCCTCCCCCCTGTGCGAGGTGGCGGCGACGATGGGTGACCGCACGGTGGATTTCTGCAAGCCCGCGGCGCCGAACTGCGTGGACAAGAGGCCGATGCAACCGAAGCGATACATCGATTTGGGGTGGACGTGCAAGAACCCGCGCGGAGGTGGTCCAGCACCGAAGAGGGCGGTCAAAGTCATCTCTCCCTCCCCGAGGACGAAATTGGTGGTGAGGCCATTCGTTATTTTTATTCTTACATTGTTAATTCTATTTCTATTAATCTCAAGACGTTAAATAACTTTTCCAAGCGACGCGTGTCCGTCGTGCGCTCGATGAGATCGAAAAACGTGTGGTCGATCGTCTCGAAGACGTAATCGCGCTGCCAGTCCGAACGCACGTCGATCCACGGCGGGGTGAACGAGGGGTCCAGAATGCGCATGGTGTGCATGAGCCATATCTGCGCCTTGGTGCCCGGTTCGAGGTCGTTGCATATGTTCGCGAGGGCGACCTCGCACATCTTTTGCAAGACCTCCGTGGTCTGCTCCACCATGGAATTTAAAAACTTGTCGTATCGAACAGTCTTCTTGAGGGATTGGATCTCCACCCAACTCCCAAGTGGACGCGTCGCGAGATTGTCGACGTGGGTTTCGTATTCCCTCGCGTACGGGCTGTACCGGTCGTACTCGATGCGAACGTAGTCGAGTCCCGACTCGACGTCGTGAATGTACTTGGCGGAGTGCAAGAACATCATTTTACATATATGGTGGGTTTTCTGCCTTAAGCCCATCGAAACCTCGGTATGTCTTTAAAATGCGTTACTCTTCCATCGCCAACAATCATTTTTCCTACATCCTCACCCTGGATGAATTCAGGAATCAATTCACCCAGGGGGTGGCTGTGCGACCGTCGTACGTGAAAATAACCACCATCACCATGATTTCAAGGTTCGAACAACCGCTGGACATCCACCGCGTGCGTGGGACGTTTGAAAAATTAGGTGAACTCAAGTGGAGACACAAAGGGTCCAGGTCGAAGAGGCAGATCACGTGGTCCCTCGGAAACGCGGTGTTTTACAACCAAGTGACCCTTCGGTGCGTTGACGAGTTCAACTCCGTGAAGAGCGTGAAGATTTTCCCGAACGGAAGCATCCAAGTCGCCGGGTGCACCTCCCTGTTCGATTGTCAGAGAATCATAGACCAATTGGGGAAGATGCTGTTCGTCATCCTCGGCAAACGTCTCAAGGCGGAACAATTCAAGGTGGTGATGATAAACAGCAACTTCTCCCTCAATCACGAGTTGAATCTCATCGCGGTGCACAGACATTTCGACGAACAGGGGGACATATTCTCCGTGTCGTTCGAACCCGAGAGGTACAGCGCTGTGAAAATTAAATTCAAACCCGCGGAGGAGATGAAACAAATCACCGCCAGTGTGTTTGCGACTGGAAAAGTAATTATCACAGGAGCACGCACGTTGAAAGAGATCGCCTACGCGTACAACATCGTCGCCTCGACTATTCACGCCGAACCCTCGCTAGCGGTGAAACCCACGGAGAATGTGGACGTGTTCGACAGGTACATGGGATACGACACCGAGAAAATGGTACGAGCGCTTCGGAACAAAGGGCATCAGTCGTGGGTGCGAACTATCGAAAACAAACAGATAAATTTCTCAGCATGTAATAACAACAACTAACATGTCTCAGCGCATGGGCATGGCCGATGGAAGATGCTACCAAATCCACTCCTCGTCGAGATTGATCAACAACTACGTGATGCAACAAGAAGGCATCAACATGGAAGACAACTATTCCTACCGACAGTACTTGCAACGCACGGGTCCGGCGGTGTTGGACAAGATCCAAGCCGCCCAAGGCAACGAAAAGTGCAACCAGTGCCACACCCCGCTCCTCAATTTGAAGAACACGTACTGAGTGAAAAATGGCGAAAAATTATTCGCTTTATTAACCAGGAATGACCACATGCAGTATATGTCTGAACGAGGTGCGGTCGTCTCGACACAACTCAAATCCGCCGATACGTTGCGGACATATATTCCACAGACACTGCCTGGAGAAATGGAAAGCGAAGGGCAAACACACGTGTCCACTCTGCCGTCAAGTCTTCGACGTCTCTAAGTTTACGGTGTCCCTCACCGTCACGAACAATTACACCTCGAACGTTTCGACCACGAATCTGAACACGGAGAACGTCTTCAACGTGTTTGATATTTTTGAATTGAACGTCGACCTCGAGGACACCCTCGATCTGGACCGATTATTTTCGGACATTGGTCTGACGCTTGACGACGTTGACTCGAACGTTTTTACTTTTGGCGCCGACATTCCTCTTATGGGCGGGGGCAGTGGGTCCGACTCGAACACCCTTCCCAGCGACGCAGAAAGCGTTACAGAATAACTTGTAGTTGAGCCCAGGGTACGCCCTCGACGCCGTGCGAGGGTCCTTGATGATCTTCCCCTTGGCGTCGGTCAGGAGCGCGCCCGTGGCCCACCCTCTCTTGTGAGACCACACGTTCGCCTTGAATGTCAGGAGTTTCCCAGGTCTGAGCGTGCGCAACACCTTATTCTTCGCCTTGGCCTTCTCCACCGCGCGGGACACGCGTTGGACGGGCACCTTGAAAAAACGCGCGACGCTCGTGATGGTGTCGCCCTTTTTCACCTTGTATTCAACCACCCCGTGCTGTTTGTACCAGTGGAAATCCCCTTGTTTGATGAAATTCGACGGACGCGCGGGAGCGACGAAAAGCATCGTCTTGTAGTACCCCTTCCTGCATCGTTTCTGAGGATCCTTGCACACGTACACCTTTTTCGGGTTGTCGCTGACCACGCGCCTGGCCAGGTCCTTGCAGTGGGTGTAGGAGTGCGGGAGGGAGGAGAGACCAGAGCGGTCACCCGGGATGCTCTTGTGCGGACGCGACGCGGCCTCGTAATCAGAGAACGCGTAGGCGTAACAATTGTTGTTACCCACACCCCGACGACTGCTCCACAGACGGTGGGTGAATTTCTTCTCAGAGCCACTCAGTGGGAGTTTCATTTTTATTTTGTTTTATTAATATATAGAAACAAATTAAAATGGCCCTCAAAGAAGTCGTTCGAAGCAAGAGCCGCCGGGAACTCCTCAGTGAATTGGTGACTTTCCTCCTCACCCTCCTCCTCTCCTCCTTCCTCATCCGACTCATGTGGAATCGATCCTTGGTCCCACACATCACCGCACTGAAGCCGATCAGAACCCTCGGTGACGCATTTTTGCTCAGCATGTCCCTCTCCGTCCTCAAGTGCTGCTAATTTGAATTTGAATATTGAAAAACTTGTTTTCAGATTTTTGAATATTCAATCTCTCACATCTCGTTGTATCCGACGTGTCTCTCCCCTTCTGGGCTCACGAGCGTCGGGAACGCCTTGACGTCTCCGCACTCACCCTTCTCGCAATCCTTGAAGACGTGGTCGATGCCCTTCTTTTTCATGTAATCCAACTGCTTGCGCGTCCACCCACACCCCATGGTTCCGAAGACGGTCCACTTCCCCTCCGCAGAGGTAGTGGCCGGTGCACTCGGGGCGACGGCGCCACGACCGGTGTTCATGAGGATGTACAAATCTACGAGGAGGAGGATAATAAAGGCGATCATGTGTGTTACATTGCACTGAGATTATTTATTTTATATCACTCGTCAATCATGTCTTCTTCGAATTCTTCCTCCTCTTCCTCGCCTTCATCCAGAGACGTTCCAGCGTCGGACGACGGGAGGTCGATGCCTTGGAAGGCGAACGACGGGAGTCTTTGCGATTGTTCCATCAAAACTTGGGAGAGTCGAATCGTGACACCGAACTTGTTGTCGATGAACCACACCGATTGCACGTCGCAAATCGCGCAGCACTTTTGTCCCTTCTCGACGGTGTCGAGGGAGACGCGCTCGCGCTTCATGTTGTACGCCTCCGGGACGAATGTCCCGTCCGGCTTGGTGAGGATTTTAAGTTTCATCGTCGCCGGGTAGTCCTCCTTGCCCGGGCGGACGATCGGCTTGTACAGGGCCTGTTTGAGGACCTCGACGTTAAACTCCTTCCCAAGCCACTCCTTGGAGTTTTCGGCGACGGTGTTCACGATCAGTTCGTCCAACTGCTCGAGTTGCCCCTTCAGTTCCATCGCCGCCTCGTTGTCGGTGTCGAATGAGAGATCGAGGCTGTAACTCGTTTTCCCAGAGGCCTCGTCCGTGTAGGAGGACATCCCGTACGGAGAGCGAAGGAACGGAAGTTGGAGGTAGAGTTTCTTGTTGTCGCTTTGGAGGTAAACCGTTTTGTTTCCCATCTTACCTTTCTTCATCTTCGTGAAGGTAATCTTGGAAACATCGAAATCTTTGGATTGGGTGATAGCGAGCGACATGTTTCTGTTTCTTGTGTATAGTAATATCTGGGCTGAAAACTTTAAGTCGCGATTTTTTTTGTCAGCCAAGAATAGGATGAACCCAGTGACACTCATCATCGCCCTGCTCTTCGCGGTGTGCTGCTGCTGCTGCAGCGTATCAAGCAGCGTCGGTGGATTTTGGAAATGCACCGCCGGCTCTTTAGATCCGTACGATTTCAGTTTGGACGCGTGCACCGAAATCCCAGACGTGACGAGCGTGTACGCGCAATACGTTCGAATCCAGCAGACGACTAAGAAAGCCATCAAGATTGCGGAGATCGCCGTCTACGACGGGGATAAACCCATCAGCCAAGACAAAGTGGTCAAGGCGTCGTCAAAGTTGGAGGGATTCTCCCTGCAAAATCTCACCTCGGGGGGACAACCGTCGGATGGGTTCGGTGGAACCACGGACGCGACGGACGCCGAATACATCGAAGTAGACCTCGGACAGGAGACCAAGGTGAGTCTCGTCTACGTCGTGAACGCCCCGGACACCCCCGACGGGTTGAAGGGATGCGAGATCGTCCTCTTCAATAAAGACAAAAAGGAGGTGAAAAAATCAAAGAAGTGTGAGGTGGACGGTCAAGCCATCGTTTGGACGACCTCCGGGGACGCCCTCCAATCCACGGCGTTGAGGGACGTGGAGAAGAACATCCACGTCAACGGGCGATACGTGAAACTCATGCACACGGAGAATGAACCGGTGATAAACCTCGCCCTCGTGAAGGTCTTGGACGACGAGGGACTCGATTACGCGAATGGGAAAATCGCAAAGTCGAACTCCGTGCACCCCGCGGGTCCGATGAAGAATTTGACGGACAAGAACAAAGATAATTTCGCACACACGCATGGACCGAACACTGAAAAGGACTGGATCGAAATTGATTTGGGCGCCACGCAAAAGATTTATTCGATAGAAATTTACAATCGTAAGGATTGTTGTAAAGACCGGGCGAAAGGTATTCAAGTGTCGGTGTTGGACGAAGAGAGGGACATCGTCTCCCGTACGCCCCTTATCGCGGAGGAAAAAGACCAATACACGTACACCTTCGTGAACGGTGCGGGTGAATGGGTCTAAACTGCATTGATTACAAGGGTCACTCTTTCAAAAAAAATGTCCCCCACTTTTAGATGGGAGTTGGAGTTCTGATCCTTCTGCTCTTTTGCGTGTGTTGCATCGTGTCCTCTTTCGGGGCGGGGTCTTACGCGTATCTGTACATGGGACCGGCGGCTGAAATCGACCCAACGTCCGAGGAAATCCTCGCCGCGCTCGGACCCGTTCCCGGGGTGAAAGCGAAGACGGTGAAACTCGTCAACGCCCAGGGTGTTCTCGTCCAGGAGATACAAATCCTCAACAAGATGGCGCGCAACCTCTCCGACGGGGTGACAGCGAACACGGACGAACCCACGGCTTACGTTCTCACCTTGGACAAAGACGTGGAGATCGATAAGGTGGCTGTGATTAATAAACCAGGACCAGCGCAAACGATCGTCGGGTCGCAATTGATATTCGTGAACGCAGCCGGGAATGAAGTGAAGAAATCGAAAACCATTTCGACCGCAGAAAACGTTCTCGAGTACGACCTCCTCGTGGACAAGTGGAGGAAAGCGTCGTTCAAGAAATACAACTATAAAGAGGACGGGACGCCCCCCGAAGCACCGTCTCAGAGCGACGGACCCAGTCCCGATCCCGATGAAAAAAATGTTGAATAACTATATACACTATGGGTCTCTTCAAGGACTGCGGTTGCGGCTGCAATGGTAAGAAGCAGGAACAAAAATTTACCATCAGCGTCATCAGTGCGCTGACTTTTTTTCTCGTTGCCAACCCTCAGACGTACATTCTCACGCGGCGATTGTTGGGTGCCGGTCTCTCCTCTGTGAACGGTAACCCGACGCTTCTCGGATTAATCATCCACAGCATCGTTTTCTTGCTCATCGTGTGGGCGATGATGAACATCCGACAGGAAAAGTACGAAGCCCCGGCTCCGGCTCCAGCGAAGGCGGAGGCGAAGGGCCCGTCCCCGGTCGTCGAGGACGAGGAAGAGGAAGAGGAAGAGGAAGAGGAAGAGGAAGAGGAGGGCCCGTCCCCGGGACCGACTCCGGAAAAGAAGGAGGCGGAGGGTCTCATGTTCATGGACCTCGAAGACGGTTTCGCCTCGTTCGACCTCGAAGGTTCCTCCGTGGGTGCCGGCCCGGCGCCGATGACGGCCTCTCACATGACGTGCGGGTGCCCGGACGGTACCACGGTGCAAGTTGCTCGCAAGTAAATCATCTCAGGTGTGTTAAATTAAAACAAATTACACATTCAAAATGTCCGAGACAAACGCCTTTTGAATGTGCATAAAAAAAAGTTATTGACAAGTATGCTACGATATGCCGCAACGAATAGAGAATTGTCGGGGGTGATACGAAAATATCAACTTAGGGGGGAGAGGGTCATCCTCGATTACGCGAGGGAGAATTGTCATTTGACAGAGGCACCCCATGTGGAGGAGATAACGAAGACGATGATTCGAGCCATCCCCCGTGGTTCGATGTGTGCGGTCAAGTTTACGAGTTTCGGGTCGAGGGAGAACGAGACCGAGGCGAAGGAACACGTGGCCTCCATCGTGGAACTGGCCGAGACCAAGGGCGTGGACATCGCGGTGGACGCCGAGGACGTTCTATACCCCCAATCGTGTTACGAACTCATGCACCGTTACAACACGAGAGAACATTCGAGGGTATACAAGACCTATCAAATGTATCGGAGAGATGCGTTCGACGAACTATTGCGGGACATCGAACAGTCGCACGCGGATGGATTCAAGTTGGGGGTGAAATTAGTGAGGGGCGCGTATCTCAACAGACAGAGAAATTTGTTTGATAAAAAAGAAGATGTCGATCACAATTACAATAAAGCCCTGCATTACGCGTGCACCGCGCCTCACGTGCACACTATCGTCGCCACCCACAACCCCGTGTCTCTGCGCATCGCTCGTAAGTTTGACATGGACCGCTTCGTGACGGCCAAACTCATGGGATTCGACGAGCGCGACGTGATGGATTACCGATACGTCCCCTACGGAACACTCATGGAGTTGACCCCGTACCTGTTTCGGCGGTTACGCGAGCGCATGGCGTGGGATTAGAAATCTTCGTCGAATCCTATGTCTTCGGCGGTGTCGTCCATTTTCCCATATTCCCCCACCCTCTTTTCGAAAAAATTAGTTTTCCCTTCCAGGGAAATGTTCAACATGAAATCGAATGGGTTTTTGGCGTTAAAGATGGGCGTCGCTCCAACGCTCTTGAGGAGTCGATCGCTCACGAATTCGATGTACGTCGACATCTCTTCGGAGTTCATCCCGATGAGACGGCACGGGAGGGCTTCGCATATGAAATTCTTCTCGATGTCCACCGCCTCTTGAACTATCTCACGGAGGGTCTCCGCCTTCGGTGGGTGTTTGAGCATTTTGAAGAGTTCGACCGCGAATTCTTGGTGCAAGGCTTCGTCTCGAGAGATCAATTCGTTCGAGAACGTGAGTCCGGGCATCAACCCTCGTTTCTTGAGCCAGAAGATGGCGCAGAAAGAACCGGAGAAGAAGATGCCCTCGACGCACGCGAAGGCGAAGAGTCTCTCGGCGAACGTTCTCTTTCGGTCGAACCATCTGAGAGCCCATCTCGCCTTCTGGGCTATGCACGGGATGGTTTGGATGGCGCCGAACGCCTCCTTCTTCTCCGCGGGGTCTTTGATGTACTTATCAATCAGTAAAGAATACGTTTCCCCGTGCACCATCTCGTTGTGACATTGGTACGCGTAAAAACTCCTCGCCTCCGCGGACGCCACCTCGTCGGCGAAATTGTTGTTGATGTTCTCGAACACGATCCCATCCGACCCCGCGAAGAAGGCCAGAATGTATTTGATGAATCGTCTCTCATTATCGTTCAACTTGGTCCAGTCCTCCATGTCCTTGGAGAGGTCCACCTCCTCCGCGGTCCAGTTTGACATTTGTGCTTTTTTGTACAGTTGCCACAAGTTCTTGTGTTCGATAGGGAACACGGTGAATCTGGACAGCGTCGGGTGGAGGAGGGGTTCGTACTCGTCCTCCAGATATTCCTGAAACTCGAAAAAATTGCCAATCCTGAAGTCACATCCCGGTGTCGTCAAAAAAATCTGTGGGTACGCGTCGAGGGACCCCCCACATTTCTCTTTAACCTCCTCCCTCGGGATTTCTCTCTTCTCGTACGGCAAGTTTTCGTCTTCACATAGTTTCTTTGCTAAATCACAATATTTGCAATCTTGCTTGGAATAAATAATAAATGTCATCTGGTGGGGCTGGGTATTGTACCTAAATATTTTTTGTGTGGAAATCTTAAGTTATGAATGCGATTATCCCAGGTGAAATCAAAGAAAATGAGTGCGTCAGGGCCATGGTGAAAGAGGACGACGTGGAGGAGGAGATGCTCGGCGTCGTCACGCTGAACACGGGTCGAGGACTCGTGGGCGTCCGCCTCCTGACCCCGACGGAAAAGTTTTACAAGAACGCCCCGGTGTGGGCCCTCGACGAAGACGTCACCGCGGTCCCGTGGGAGGCCCTCACCGAGCACCATCCCGACTGCACCCTCTGTGAACTCGATTTCAAGTCCGTGGGTGAAGATCTGTGGGTGGCCCTCGAGGACATCGACGTCGAGGAGACGGACAGCGAGGTGTGGAGCGACACCGACACCGACCTCTCCGGTTTCATCGTGAGCGATGGAGACGTCTCGGGACAGGAAGACGTCCCGGAGGGTGCGCGCGAGATCGACCGCGTGTGGGACGACTGGAACCCGACAAGTCCAGGCGCGCGCTCGTTCAAGGACACCATCGACGCCATCGAAGCGAGAATAAGACACTCTTTTTGAGTTAAGTGCGTCAGGGCACGAAAACTAAAAAATCGCGTGATTGCACCAAAAATGCTGGCAGCAATATGGTCAGACTTGGAAATTCTCCGAGCCGAAGAACAACAACAACAGATTCAAATGAAAAAGCCAGTGGATACGATTAACTTTTGTTTGTGTGGTGGGCAAAAACTTTTAGTGGATGGCCTCCCCACGTGCACCGAGTGCGGTCGCGTGGACACCATATTCATCGACGATGGGGCGGAGTGGAAGAGTGGGATCTCTTCGGACGGACAGGTGACCGACGGTTCGAGGTGTGGGAACCCCACCGCGCCGTCTGAATTGTTTTCGCACTCGTGGGGGAAGAGTTGCATCATCGCCGCGGGTCGTGGGTCGACCTACAAGACTCGGCGCATGGCGAAGATTAATTTCCACCTGTCCATGAGCAATCACCGCGACCGTTCTCTGTTTCACGCGTATCGAGAGATCGACGAGGCGTGTCCCACCCTCCCCGAAAACATTCGTCACGATTCTAAGACGATGTACAAAAAGTTTAACGAACTCAAACTCACCCGTGGTTCGGTGCGCACCGGCATCAAGGCGAATTGCGTCTTATTCGCGTGTCGCCTGAACAAGTACCCGAGGTCGTCCAAAGAGATCGCGGACATGTTTCAGATTAGCACCAAAGACATCAGTCGCACGACCCAACTGTTCAAAGAGACGCTGTGTGGGAAAGCGCAGCAGAAGAGTTACATCACGCGACCGGTGGACCTCGTCCATCGCCTCATGAACGGTTTGGAGTGTTCGGCCGAGGACAGGCAGGACGCGCAAAAGTACGTTCGCGAGATTCAGGATTGCGTGCAACTCATGTCGAAGACCCCGATCGCGGTCGCCGCGGCGGGGATTTACAGTGTGTTGAAAAAACGCGGGTTCACGAAGAGTCAGGTGGCGAAGGTGTGTGAGATATCGGTGCCCACCCTCAACAAAGTAGAATCAATACTTAGAAATTAACGTGTAATGAATATTTAACAGAAATGGTGAAAGTTTTCCTCTCGACACCATGCTACGGCGGGCTTTGTTTAGAGAAGTACATGATCTCCGTGATCAAGTTGCAACTCCTCTTAATGCGTAAGAATGTTCAACTCTACGTCGACACTACAGAAAACGAATCTCTGGTCCATCGCGCGCGAAACGTCGCCGTCGGTCGATTCATGCAAAAGACCGACGCCGACCTGTTCCTCTTCATCGACGCGGACATCGACTTCGACCCGGAAGCAGTCGTGCGTCTCGTGGAGTCCGGGCACGACATCAGTTGCGCGTGTTATCCGAAGAAAGTCGTCATGTGGGACCAGGCGAAAAAAGCGGTCGAGGAGGGCGACGACCGACCGATGGCCATGCTCTCCTCCTCCCTCGTCATAAATTTCGGCGCGCAATCCAGGCAAGTCGTCGACGGTTTCATCGAAATTTTGGATGGGCCCACGGGTTTCATGATGATCAAGAGGGAGGTGTTCAAAAAATTGGAGGACGCCTTCCCGGAGTTGTGGTGTAAGAACGACCACCAAAACCGAGACTTCGATGACTACCACGCGTGCTTTGATTGCATGATCGACCCGGGTAATAAGCGGTATTTGTCCGAGGATTACGCCTTCTGCCGCCGGTGGCAACAAATCGGGGGGAAGATCCACGCCGACGTCCGAACGTCCCTCGGTCACGTGGGTAACCTCCCGTTTACCGGGTGCCTGGATGAACGACTTAAGGCTTTGAGTTGTAATTAAATTAATATGAAGTTCGCCACCGTCGTCGTCACCCGAACCAAAGCATGTCACGTCAAGACCATGCACACGATCCTCAAGATGAACATTCAGTGCATGATTCGCGGGTTTCACAACGAGATTATTTTTTGCAACGACTGCCCGTACGACAAGGCTGACACCGTGCAGCACGTCCTCAAGAAGGGGCAGGCGGAGCGCATTTTCTTCATCGATTTCGGAATTCACGTGGACGAAAACAGTATCGCGCAATTGTTCGAAAAACACGAGGGCACGGGTGTGTTGGTGTTCCCCGCGGTGAAGGATGGAATCGATTGGGACATGTTCAAGGCGAAGGTCAGGGAGGGCACGACCGACGAACCCGTGGAGCAGATGGGGCTTCACTTCGACACCGAGGTGAACACGGGGAAAAAATTGGGGGAAAATCTGTACGCGGTGCAGTCCACGACGTCTCGGTGTTTCATGATGAATATTAAAAATGTCAAGAAGCGCATCGACAAAATTCACCCCAAGATGTTTGAAAAACTTAAAAGCGACGGCGTAAAAATAGTCGCGTACACGAAGGCCAAACTCACGTGCACGTACGCCCACGAGTGCATTTCAAACATTTTAAACGCCGCCGGGGTCCGCACAAGTTGATGTCCCTCCGCGTCGATCCGAGTGGGCGCCTTTACGGCGTCGTCGCCGGCTTCATACAGAGTGCGTGGGGCACGAACAAGGGTCGCTTCCCTGGGCCGCAGCCCGTGTCCATCGAGCGTCGGCATTTCCCCCTCCTCACGCGCGATCCGTACGTGGTGTGCGAGAAGACCGATGGGGAGAGGCATATGCTGGTGTGCGTGGAGGTCGAGAAAGATCGTCGCGCGGTGTTGGTGAATCGCGCCTTGGAGATGCGCGTGGTGCCTCTGGTGCTCCCCCCGGACGCGTACAAAGGGACCATCCTCGACGGCGAGGTCTACGAGGGGACGATGTTGGTCTACGACGCACTCTTCGTCGCGGGGGCACCCGTGGGCCAACTGTTTTTCCTGGATCGCCTCGAGAAGATTGAAAATTTCCTTAAGAGAATGATCGTCATGAAATTCGACACGTTCAAATTGCGGCTAAAGACGTTTCACGTGGTCGAGGACATGGATACCTTCATCGACGACTACCTCCCGTCCGTGCGAGAAGAGGTCGACGGGCTCGTGTTCACCCCTGTGAACGAGCCGATGCGCATAGGCACCCACGAGACGATGTTTAAGTGGAAGCCCCAACGCAAGAATACCGTCGATTTCGCCTTGCAGAGGGACTGCGTGCGCAAGGGTGTGTGGCGCTTGTACGTCCAAGACAAAGGACAGTTGGTCTACGAGAGCGAAACTTTACAGGAGGAGGATTACTTCGAGGAGGGCGCCATCGTCGAGTGTGAGTACGTGCCCGAGGTGGAGAGGTGGCGCGCCCTCAAGCGACGCCGAGACAAGACGTATCCCAACAACCGACGGACTTTTTACGCCACGCTCAGGAACATCAAGGAGAACATCCAGATGGAAGAATTTAGAGACTTGTTTCGTTTGTAATGTATGACGCGCGGTTTTACGAATTCCAAAAACGACTGTTATTTCAACACCGCTCTGCAATGTCTTTTCCACGTGCCCGCGCTCTCCAACTATTTGAACGACACGCCGCACCGTGGATCGTGCGCTTTCAGTCGGACGTATTGCGAATTGTTGCGAACGTACTGGCGCGCTGGTGAGACCTCCCCCCTCGACGCCACCCCCCTCCTCCGAGAGTTCCAAAAACACTTCCCCAGGTTCGTGGACGAGGAACAGCACGACGTCCAAGAGGCCATCTTGTGCGTCATCGACATCCTGGAGAGGGCCGACCCGACGCTGAAAAAACTCTTCTATGGGAAAAAGACGCAGGAGACCATTTGGCCCGGAGGGAAGAACACCACCGAAGAGATTTTCAGCGTCCATCTCTTGACGTCCACACCCGGGGCGTCTCTGGCGCAAATGCTCGAGGACAGCACCGCGTGGCGCACGCTCGAGGGGTTCGTCGACGACGACGGAAAATCTCACCACGTCGCCACCACGCGCACGGTGTTCTCGGAGATGCCCCCGATATTGATGATTAGTTTCGATAAAAAATCCGTCGTCTCCCTGATTGATAGATTGGAAATCGGGAACATCCAATACAGGCTCGTCGCCAGTGCTTTACACTCCGGCGTGCAATTCGACGGGCACTACGTCGCGTGTTGTTGGCATAAGCGGTGGTATCTCGTGAACGACGATCGCGCGGATCCACTCCAAGGCGGGCCACCCTCGCCGGAAGGACACTACTTCCTCATCTACATCAACGTGCGATGAAGCACTTTTCATTTTGCGTCAAGACGCGCGACCTTTTGGACATGATCGAAGATTGTTCGTACGTGGTGTTCACGAAACCGGATGACGAGGGGTGGATCCGAGGATACGGTCAAGGATCGTTGTTGCCTCTTGACACGAACGTGCACAGAGCGACGACGACGTCGAGCGCGATGCGAGACCTCGTCATGGGTCTCGGGGTGACCAAGGAGATCGGTTCCTACGTCACCATGGGTCAGTGCGTGCGTTGCGACGTCACCTCGTCGCGCACGTGGTCACCGTCTCTGTGTGAAAGGTGCCTAACGGTGATGATTTAAAGAGGAGCCGCGCTATTTTAATTGAAAAGAAGAATGGACATCCAACCCATCGTAGATAAATGTTTCCCCCTCGTCGAACAATATTCGCAAACCCCCCACGTCGAGATGGAGTTGCGCCTCGGAAAGTATAACGGCAACTTCTTCGACACCGACGTCGGCCGAGAGCGCTGGGAGCGCGTCCTCGCCGGTCTCCGACAGTACGATCAGTGGGAGAGCGCGTTCGTGACGCAGAGTGACTCCTACTACAACGACGCCAACTCGGTCAGAATAACCGTCGACGCCTCCACGGGCACGCAGACCATGGTACAAAAGGTGCGCGCGACGCAGGAGGATTTCATCCAGTCGGATAGTCCCGTGGACGTGCGTTTCTCGGTGTGCACGGAGACTCCGGTGACGGGGCAGTACGAGATGGATCGAAAGTTGGTGAAACTCCGACACAGTTTCGTTCGTAAAAACCTTCGAATCGACATGACCCAAGTCACGGGAATCAAAGACATGGACAGCGAAGAGCCGACGTCGTACCAAATAGAGTTAGAAATCCTCGACCCCTCGAAGATTCAGTACATGGAGGAATTTTACAACATGGTGTGGAAGATTAATAATCTTCTCGAACTATTGTAATAAATGATCAAGTTTGTATTATTACTGTTTGTCGTGTATCTACTCACGGTGGAGAATAATCGCCGGTCCACGCTCCCTCACAAACGCGCGGTGCGCCTCAAGCGATTGCAAGAGGAGTTGCACGCCCTCCTCGAGCGCTCTCGCGTGGAGCGAAAGTCATACCTCGGACCGGCCATCGCGGTGTCGAATCGTATTAAGGAGGAGTATCCAGAATACGATTGGAGTTCGCACACCATGATTTTAAAACGCATCGCCGAGCCAGATAGGTTCTACTCCTCAGAACCACCGGTCGCAAATCGCGAGCGTGTTTAGGATGTAGAATATCTGTAGACGGTATCTCTTGTAATCTATGGTTTCGTAATTATTGATGACGTGTATGATGAGTCCGTGGTCGTTCGCCTCCCTGTGGTCTCTGAGCCACTGCGTCTGTTCGTCTTCGGACATCTCGTCGAACTCGTCCGGGAGGCGGCCGAACATGTAATTCCTCTCCGCCTTGGAAAATCCTTCGACCCTGTTCTCCCTCCCCCACTTAATGAACGCCGCCGCGGTGTCTATGAGGGCGTCCACGAGGTGCTCCCTCGCCCTCGTGAGGTGCACGCCCTCCTCGTCGTTGTCGATGACGATGCCGGCGTCCGTGCGATGTTTGTCCCTCCTCCTGAACGCTCGTATGATTTCCAAGAGGTTTCTGCGAAGCATATACTACCTTAAGGTGTCATCTCTTCCTTTAACACCCTGTCGATTTCGATCGATAACTCGACGTACCCCTTCGTGTCAGAGGCGACCTCTCTGAAAACGACGTCCCTCACCGTCTTTTTCACCTCCCCCGTGTTCGTGCGGTGTCTCGCGGGAATTCTCTGGAGCAACGCCTTGATTTTTCGTGTGTCCTCGTCCAGGCGCTTCTTGAACAGAACCCTCTTGCTCGCATTCTTAAGTAATCTCTTATCGTAATACTGATCGTACAACTCCACGCGAATGCTTTGTAGAGTGTTATTGGCACCCGACGGTGCCGGAGACGTGAGATTGGCAATCTTTTTGATGATGGCTGGCTTCAAGATGTGCTTCGGGAGGGCCACGTTCAGTTTCTTCGCGTACGCCATCAACTCGGTCTTTTTGAACTTGTTGCACGCCTTACCGTTGATGCACACCGTGCCGTTCGCCGATTTCGACACCTTGGGGGTGGACACCACCACAGGGAGGGACGGCTTCACCTTTCGCACGGGGGAGTGGTATTTTTCCGTGTACCCGGTGGGTGCGATCAACATTCCCACCCGGTGCGCCGACGTCATGAGGTCTTTCGCGGCGACGTACGTCTTCCGGAGTTGACTCGGGTTTTCCGCCTTGAACATTTGCACGAGTCCAGTCTTTCGAAGCATGAAGGTGTGCCCACCGTGCTCTATCAGGAAAAAGTATTGTTGGAGTTCGGGTTCGTACCTGAATTTGATTTTCCTCGTTCGAAGATATTTCTGGAACGCACCCGCGTTGACCACGAAATTTCCACGAAATTGTCCGGTGACGTTTGAAAATTTGAGGGGGGCGTACAAAAATCTCTGTCTCCCCGTGTACGTGTAGACCAAATATCTGTGAATCGCCGAAAACACGGAGACATCGTTCAAGGGCACCCCACCGCTGATCCGAAAGTTCCCACTCGGGTAGACGTAGAGCGACCCTTTCGACTGCGTGCCGTTCGGTGCGGTTATCACGTAGACGTATTCCACACTCTTCGCGCGCGAAGACACCCCCGTGGTCTTCCCACTCTGCGCTCGGGTGAAGACGACCTTGTTTTGACGATCGCGGCCGTTGATGAGGGTGGTCTCGATCTTGTAGTGCTTCCCTGACACGACGAGTGGTTCGCGCCTCGCGTGCGGCTTTCTCTTCAGGAGTTTGCCGATGTCCAACTGTGGCTTGTTCACCCTCTTCTCTCCGTTCACGGCGGTGGCCATGCTGAACCGCAAGGGCTCGAACGAGAGTTTTCGCGCGCTCACCTTGGGACGCGGTGGTGATCGAACCAACGTTGTTCTAGATCTCGAGGGAGACGGCGTCACGGCGAGACGTGGGACGACGCGACGCACCGCGACCGACTGTGGCGAGAGGGAGAGCGCCCTCTTGCGCAACACGAGGGGTGACATCGTCGGCGTTGAAGCCGTGGAAGTTCGAAGCACGGGACGACGAGGGGAGGACGGCGGTGTCTTGAATGGATCCATTCCACCGCGCATCGGTGTGGCGTTCGTGCGCACGACTCTCACACCTGAATCACGCAAAAATTTTTGTAATGAATTTGGAGGATTCATATACTAATTATTACATCACATTATATTTTCGTCGTCGACCGTCAAACCCACGATGATTCGACCCTTGAAGCCTACGCCGTGCAACCGCTCGACGGACGAGCGCATCTCCGCGTCCAACTCCCCGATGTCCTTGACCTCGACGTCCCTCGAACTGAATGGGCCCACGTAGACGTCGTCGTTGAACTTCGGTTTCGCGCACAGGTTGTTTCTCTGGCAGTGTTCGGTGAATCGCCCCACGAATTCCTTCTGAGAGATGAACAGGTGTTTCCCGTACCGAACGTCCGGGGAGGAGATGAAATTGACCAAAAAGTTGACATTCTTCGCGATGTCTTGTTGAATCTTTTTGAAATATTGTGGCACGACGTTCCAAATGTCTTTGTCGGAGTACATATTCGCGTGTTCCAAATACCCCCTAACACACTTGTAAAGAATCGCGGGCAGTTCCAAGGCGAGTTTGGCGTCTAAGTGTGGGTCGGCGTCTCGAACTTGTTTCGCGAAATTCCACGCCAATATTCTTCGAAGGATGGACCCGGAGTTATCCTTCCCTTGGAACGGCACCTCGTTCCCACCGAGAACACCCGGGGTTCGCCACTCGAGGGATTTCGCCTTCTCGTGCTTCACCGCGATCGAGACGTCCTCCCCGGACACTAAACTTTGAAACTCCGCCTGCTCCAACTTCAGATCGGATTTAATCTCTGGCGCAACAAACATAAAACCGTCGACGATGGAGGAGAGCCCGAATTTGGTTTCTATGTTGTTCGACAACGTCTTGACGTCTTCGCCCTCGTAAAATTTCTTAAACACCTTTGTGATGAGGGTCGACTTACCACTGCGCGCCACCCCTTTGAAAAAACCGATGACTTGCCACGCGTCGAGGTCTCCCGTGTCAAAGGTGAGCCGCCCACCCATGGCGTACGTCCACCGACACACGTCGTGGTCGAAGTTTTGGTAGGTGAGGATGGATTGAAAGTGTGGGGTCGGGATGTCGTACCAATCAGAACAGTGCAAATAACTCGTCTCGAAGGGTAAGTCAAAGTATTTCGAACTCACCAACGTCGGATCCAACGCGGCGAACTCTCTCGAATCGTATGGGTAAAAGTTGCACACGTATTTGCCCTCCTTCGGTGACCACTCCTTACCGATGAAGACGCCGTTGGTGAAACTCCACATGTTGCGATTTTTTTCAATCTCCGGAAATTGGAAATCGATGCAATTCTCAAGGTGCCGAATGACGTCGTGAAATCCGTTGCCCTTGGACGTGAGGTCCTTCCACACCTCGAAGTTGTTTTCCTTCTGTCCCAATTCATACACGAACTGTTTGATTGTGCACACCGGTTTCCACGCGCGCGTGTAGAACCCCTCACTCTTGCGCTGCGTCATGCAGTTTCCTTTGTATCTCCGGTAGCCTCTGTTGAAGAGTTCGTCGAGCGCCTTGACGATCGCCCTCTGGAAAGGGCTCATCTCCTTTATGCGAGCGTCGTCCAGGGGCATCGACGACGTGTCGAAATACTCGGGGTCGAAGTTGTACGGTTCGGG